AGATTATACGGCGTGTACAACGTGGGGTGTCTGGTATAACGACGAAGACGGCGGTTCACCTAACATTATTTTAATTGACGCGTTTAAAGCACGACTTAATTTCCCTGATTTAAAGAAACGCGCATTAGAGATGTACAAAGAGTATGAGCCTGATATTGTACTCATTGAAAAGAAAGCCGCAGGTGCACCATTAATACAAGAATTGTTTCGTATGAATGTGCCTATTCAGGAGTTTAGTCCGTCAAGGGGTAACGATAAGTACGTGCGTGTTAATGCTGTGGCAGATATGTTTGCAAATGGTAAAGTCTGGGCACCCGACACACGCTGGGCCAGAGAAGTCATTGAAGAAGTTGCGGCTTTCCCAGTTGGAGAGCATGATGATTACGTGGATACGATGACACAGGCGCTGCTGCGGTTTAGACAGGGCGGTTTTATATCGTTACCAAGCGATGAACAAGATGACGTTCGTTATTTCCGTGGCTTTCGTGGGCAGAAACGCGGTTATTACTTAGGATAGGATAAAATATGGCTATCGATAAAAGTTTATACAGCGCACCCGAAGGCATTGAGGCGTTGGCAGGCGACGAAGCTGCTATTGAGATTGAGATCGAAGACCCCGAGGCTGTAAGAATTAATATGGGTGGGGTAGAGATTGAAATTGAGCCTGGAGAAGAAGAGGAAGAAGCGTTTGATTCTAACCTTGCTGAATACATAAAAGAAAACGACTTGCAAAAGATTGCAAGTGATGTGATGGAGTTGGTTGAGACTGATCTTGGGGGGCGTAAAGATTGGGCTGATACTTATGTAAAAGGGTTAGATGTATTGGGGCTTAAATATGATGAGGTAACAGAGCCCTGGGATGGTGCGTGTGGTGTGTTCTCTACGCTTCTTACTGAAGCTGCGATTCGCTTTCAAAGCGAGTCCATTATGGAGACATTTCCCGCTGCTGGCCCCGTAAAGACACAGATTATCGGTCAATTTACCCCTGAGATTGAAGAGGCAGGTAGACGAGTAAAGGCTGATATGAATTATCAGCTAACGGATAAGATGCCTGAGTATCGCTCAGAACATGAACGTGCGCTGTGGGGTGTGGCGCTGGCAGGTTCGTCATTTAAAAAGGTTTACTACGACCCATCGTTGGAACGCCAAGTTTCATTTTACGTGCCTGCTGAGGATGTCATCCTCCCTTATGGCGTAACAAACATAAGACGCACAGACCGCCTTACGCACATCATGCGTAAGACTAAAAATGATGTGAAGCGGTTGCAAGTTAGTGGGTTTTACCGTGATATTGATCTTGGGGAGCCTTACGCCACACAGACGGATATTGAGAAAGCCAAAGCCCAAAAAGAGGGTGTTGAGCAGACTAAAGATGAGCGATATCAGATATGCGAGGTGCATATTGAGTATGACTTGCCAGGGTATGAGGAAGAATTGCCACTGCCCTACGTTATCACCATTGACAAAAGTACTAACAAAGTCTTAGCCATAAGACGTAACTACAAAGAAGATGACCCCCAGAAGCGTCAGCGTCAGCACTTTGTACACTATATGTACATCCCTGGCTTTGGGGCTTATGGCTTTGGGTTGATTCATATTATTGGTGGCTATGCCACAGCAGGCACTATGCTGATCCGTCAGTTGGTGGATGCAGGCTCACTATCTAATCTTCCCGGCGGGTTGAAGTCCAGAGGGCTTAGGATCAAAGGGGATGACACCCCGATTGCTCCGGGTGAATGGCGTGATGTGGACGTGCCGGGAGGTGCGATCAGGGACAACATACTGCCATTGCCTTATAAAGAACCGAGCCAAGTTCTTCTTGCCCTATTAAACCAAATCACCGAAGAAGCGCGAAGGCTTGGTGGTATGGCTGATATGAAGATCAGCGATATGTCGAGTCAGGCTCCGGTGGGTACGACGCTGGCACTGCTTGAGCGGCAGCTAAAGACGATGGGTGCTGTGCAGGCTCGCATCCATGCAGCGATGAAAGAAGAATTCAAGCTGCTCAAAGAAATCATCAAAGAATACACCTCACCCGACTATAGCTACGTGCCGCAGGATGGCACACCTCAAGTTAAAGCTGAAGACTATGACATCGTGGAAGTCATCCCGGTATCTGATCCCAACGCCTCAACAATGGCTCAGCGGGTGGTGCAGTATCAAGCTGCTTTGCAGCTAGCGCAGGGAGCGCCCCAGTTATACGACATGCCTCGTCTTCATAGGCAGATGCTTGATGTGTTGGGTATTCCCAACGCCGACAAGCTTGTACCCCTGCCGGATGATCAGAAGCCTAAAGATCCTGTCACTGAGAATATGAACGGGTTAAAAGGTGTGCCGCTTAAAGCTTTTATTTATCAAGACCATCAATCACACATCACAACGCATATGTCTTTTTTACAAGATCCGAAGATTGCGCAAATGATTGGGCAAAATCCTATTGGACAACAACTGCAAGCTTCTATGATGGCTCATGTTGCAGAGCATTTAGGTTATCAATATCGTCAGGAAGTTGAGCAACGTGTGGGCGCACCGTTACCTGGACCTGAACAACAGGTTTCTGAACAAGATGAATTAGCTATGGCTAGATACATAGCAGAAGCCGCCCAACAAGTGCTTCAGATTCACCAAGCTCAAGCTGCACAGCAACAAGCCCAAGCCGTTGCTCAAGATCCGTTGGTTCAGATGCAACAACAAGACTTGCAGATCAAGATGATGGAGCAGCAACGCAAGACTCAGAAAGACGTTATCGATGCGCAAATTGCAGATAAGCGTTTGAATGTTGAGCAGCAACGTATTGCTGTAGATGCTCAAAAGGAAGGTATTAAATTACAAAATCAAAACCAACAAAACCAATTAAAGCTACAAGCTGATTTATTTAAATCACGAGCAAAAGGTAAATATTAATGACTCAAGAAAGACAGATGCTGGATCACTTATTTAATAAGCTTAAAGAACGCGAGCAAAAAATAGGTGAGGCTATGGCTGAAGGAAACTGTAAAGACTTTGCTGAGTATAAGAATTTGTGTGGCGTGATCCAAGGTCTGCGCCGCGCAAGGATGGAAGTACAAGACCTTATGCAACGCTATGAGGAATTTGAAAATGACTGAAGCAGCAAATGCAGTAATCGAAGATATTCAGCAAAAAGCCAAGCAACTGCCCCTTGTTAAAGGGTACAAGATCCTTTGCACACTGCCCAATATTGAAAACAAATTTGATAGTGGGCTCATTAAAGCAGACGCTACCGTTAAGTTTGAAGAGCTGCTTAGTAACGTGCTTTTTGTCGTATCACTAGGTGATATGGCTTACGCCGACCAGAACCGCTTTCCTACGGGGCCGTGGTGCAAACCAGGGGACTTCATTATTACCCGTGCTAATACCGGCACTCGTATCAAGATTCACGACCGCGAGTTTCGGATTATCAATGATGATTCCGTTGAAGCGGTGGTCGAAGATCCCCGTGGCATCCAACGTGCGTGAGGTGATATATGGCTGATTTTGAAAAGGTAGAGTACAAATTCCCAGATGAAAGGGAGCCTGAAAAACAGGCTAAGGGTGACGATGTTGAATTTGATATTGAAGTTGTTGATGACACACCTGAACCCGATAAGAACCGAGAACCGCTTAATGAACCCGTCAATGAAGTAACCGATGACGAGTTAGCTAAGTACGATGAAAGCGTTCAAAAACGGATCAAGAAGATTACTCACGGATACCACGATGAGCGTCGAGCTAAAGAAGCAGCCTTGCGTGAGCGTGAAGAGGCGTTGAAATTTGCCCAGCAAATTGTTGAGGAAAACAAAAAGTTAAAGGCAAACCTTGGTAAAAATACTGAGTTACTTGTTGATAATGCCAAACATTCCGCAGAACTTGAGCTTGATCAAGCTCGTAAGAAATATAAAGAAGCCTACGAATCGTTTGACGCTGACCAGATTGTTGCAGCGCAAGAAGAGTTAACTGCGGCTAAATTAAAAGTTGAACGTCTTACAGGGCTTAGGCCGCCCCCTTTACAAGAACGCGAAATTCCTGTAAATAGTCCAACATTCGCCCCAGAACCCCAAGTTGATTCCAAAGCACTTGCGTGGCAACGCCAAAATCAGTGGTTTGGAAGAGATGAGGAAATGACCAGCTTTGCTCTGGGGCTGCACGAAAAAATGGTCAAAAATGGCGTTGATCCGACTTCGGATGATTATTACGAGCGGCTCAACAACAGATTAAGGCAGGTGTTCC